AGCACCGGCATCGAGCACCGGCATCGAGCACCGGCATCGAGCACCGGCATCGAGCGCCAGGGGATCGAGCACCGGCATCGAGCGCCAGGGCATCGACGGCGGCGGACCTGGGCGGACGGTTCGCGGGCCAGCCGACCAGCCTGGGCGGGCGCTTATATCGGGCCGTGGCCCATGGGCCAGGGGATCGCGCCGTAGGTTTCAGGGTTCAAGGGCCAGAGCGCTGGGGCCGTGATTAACTAAAAATCGCGCCAGGGTTTGGGCAAAGAAAAGGCCCGCCAGGATCGATCCTGGCGGGCCAGTAAGGAATGCGCCGGATGCTAATTTAGCAAGCGCGGGCGGGCCGCAACCGCCGCTACCAGTTTATTGTATATGATGGCGGATTGATGCGCCTTGTCGTTATGGTTCGAATTCCGGCCAGTGGGTTTCAGGCCGTGAGTGCAAGCATTGAATAACCACCAAAGAGTCCGGCCATTGGCGGAATGTTCCTCCAGGTCCGCCGGTAATTTATCCCAGTGATCAACGGCCCTTTCAAACTGGGATGCTGAGAACCCGCCGCCGCGCAGGATATCCATTAGGATACGGTCCCCACCATCGCGGTCCACTTTGGCCGCATTGAATGCGTCGAAGTTAACGGTTAGTTCGTCGTTTTTCCGATCCAGTTGATCGACGGCCCGCCGGATGATATCCGGCATGTCCGACTCCACGTTGGTCGTTTGCTTGCGATTCCATTTTCCCAAGTCTCCAGAGAAACAGAGATTCGAGCAGACCATGACCTGCGAACCGATAACGAGTCCCCGGGAGACCGACTGGTCATTCGATCCCCGGACGCCAACTACAAGATTCCATTTCGGTTTGTAGAGCGCGGGGACGTTTTCAGAACTGGCAAGCGCCGGGACCGCCGGGGAAACGTCCGGCGCGTATCCATCCAGGTTCTGAGCGGGGACGTGGTTCGGCGCATTCGAGACCTTTAATATTCCAAAGACTCGCATTCCATCCTTTTGAACGGCGAATTCTTCGTCAGTTACAGAGTATCCCGCCCGCTCTATTGCGTTGACGGTATTATCCGCGAAATCCGCGAACGAATACGGATGATGGCGCGGCCCCATCGGCGGCGGGACGGGGATATCCCGCAAAGCTAGGCGACTCATTGGCGTATCGTGGTCGCTGTCGTATAACAATCTAGACATGTTGTTGACTCCTATAGTCTGGTTTCAAAAACGGTGAAAGAATCACCGCTATCTATATATAAGAATAATCGCAGATAAACGCAACCCAGAAAATACTATATAATGAGATAAGACAAGAATCGGCAGTTGGGATCGTAAACCAAAAAAACGCCCGCCGGGTTTATTCCTGGCGGGCGTTATGGTCGGCGGCGGGAATGGGGAGTCGGTTTAAATCATTCCCATATCGGATAACACGCTGAATTCGGCATGGCTCATAGGGCGATTCACTTGGCCCAGGTCCCCGGCAATATGCGGGCGCATGATTTTCCCTGGCGGTAAACCAGCGGCGAATCTTGTTATGTGCTCCGCATCGGTTTCCGGTTGCGACTCCCGCTTGGATAGGTTGCGCCAATGAATCGCTACATTCCCTCCGCCCGCGTAGCATCCGCCCGCCTGGAATATATCCCCGGCTTTCTTTTTTCCCGCGCCGTGCGCCGTGAAAATGACTCCGAAATTGCGGTCATGGCGGGCGCATAGCGGAGTCCCGTTCCCGCATCTGGCGCATCCAATGTTTTTATTTGTTTCGTTAGGACAACGGACGAATCGAGCGCCGTTTATTTTGATTCCGGTTTTCTTTTCCTTATCCTTCCAAAAATCCACCGGCACGACGGTGACGGTTGCGACTCCCTTTTTTACATACTGGACGGCGTCGCGAATCTTATCCGCGCTATAATTGAAAACGCAGAATCCGTCGCGATTCTTTTCCGCCCAGGTCCCCGGTTTAAAATGCGTGAATAGAAAAGATATGCCGCGCCGGGGTACTGCCCGCCGTACTGCCCGCTCATAATCGCGGTCTATAGTCTTGGTTCCCGTTTGTTCCGGTTTCAAAGCGCACGTGTCCGGACATGTTCCAAACATTTCGCCGGTCCCCGCTCTATAGACGACGGCAATTCCGGCGGTTTTCTTGGCTTGGCTGGTCTCTGTACAATTAAGCATTTGCTGACTCCTGGTTATAATCTCAAATAAATATATGAGATAAATCCCATAAACACAAATAAAAAAACCCGCCCCAGTTTCCCCAGGGCGGGCCGTGAATTTTTAGATCAACCCTCCGATTCAGTTGCACTCATAACGACGATATCAACCGACTCAATTTCGCGGTTTATTGGTTTGCCCGCAACGGTGACATGCGTTTCGATTCCTAGATCTTCTAACAGGCTATTAAATAGATTCCCGTGAATCGAGTTGTTCATGTCGTCACGGTAAATTGTAACCGTTTTCATTTGCTGACTCCGTTTGTTATGTCCTGGAATAAATATATATAATTTATCCCATATATGCAAATAAAAAAATGCCCGCCCCAGGTTTCCCCAGGGCGGGCCGTGGCGGAGTCAACGCCGGTTAAGAATGCGTGTGGCCGTCGGGTTCAATGCCAAGCCACATGCCGCACCATTCAACCATGATGCAATCCCAGCCGGGTTGTACCGTGCGACGGAATTCCAGATAGGAGTCCGGTTTATCCCAGTCGCGGTCATACAATTTTTTGAGAGCGACTCGTTGTTCCCTGGTTAGGACCTTACGTTGGAAGTAAGTCATGCTTGTCTTTCCCCCACGTTGACTGGCATCACCCCAAACCGATCATAACATTCGCGGAGTTCCTCTGTATCTAAATCTACCTTCTCCTCAATTTCATAGCGATAAGCGACACGGGCTATGTAATTATATTCATTGTTACCGCTCAGAATCCGCCAGCCCGTATTGCCGATGGTCTCTTGCCGTTTCACGGTTGCAGTTTGCGCGATCAAATCATGTTCATCCGGCGCACAAGGGTCGCCCTCCAAAAGGACGTTTTTAATCCCCATCATTTGTCGTTCTCCTCCGCCCAGTTTGCAAGGCGCTCTATGACACGGGTTAGTAAATCGGTTAGCCAATTCATTGTTCTGAATCCTTTATATATCCATTGGCAACAGATTCATCCCAGGCGGCATTTATCCGCTGGTTTATCAGCACCTCCAGTTTTTCCTCAATCCCACTATGCCAACGTGGCAAGTCTCGCGCAAACGTCCGGGGATAATCTCCATCATTATAGAAACGATAGTAGGCGTACTTGCCCTTGCGAAAGCTTTCTAACTTTGAATGCTTCGTTTTTGATTTCGGCATCACGCGATTATCGAAGTCGAAAACTTCATCAATAATACGATGAAGCACCTCCACCCGGCGCTCATGTTCGCCGTCATGATTCCAATAGCTCTTCATGACAAGCCATCCCCATAACCGTCCGGACCATACTCGTCTTCAACGTCTGAAGCACCAAGATCGAAGCCCTCAATGATCGTTGTCGAGCAATCCCAGTCGAGGGTAGTTTTGTGCAACTGCTCATCATAGATCGAGTCTGACCTTTCATCGATAACGAAGCTTAGAGCCTCGTCATAAGTGAAATGCGCCGGAACTTCGCACTCCGGTTCCCATGTCTCAGTCCGCTCTATGCGAAGCCGGATTTTTCTCATCTCTTCCATAATCTTTAACTCCTAATTGATATATAAGATTTCTCTTATACACTAGCCGGAGGTGAAAGCAAACGAAAAATTCCTTCCCAGTCGTACGGGTTTTCGAATATCCCTATCGGTTCGCAGTCAGAAAACTTTTCCAGGCGTAAGTCTACAACATCGGCGGCAGCGAAAACGTTGATATTTAAATTGGGTTCCCGGACCACTACAAAAGAACTGCTATGCGCGTGTCGAGATAGCCAAGCGCATTGATGCGGCGATAGGTCAACCTTAGATGCCCGCCGTTTTACAACCTTTAATTCTACAAAACTGAATAAACCGTCCTCATTGCACAATAGGACATCGGGTACGCCAGGGGTTGCCCATGATTCCAGGCGCGTCGTTTCAATCTTTCTTTTTGTTTTTCTTAGGCCGTCGCTTAGGAGCTTCCAGAGCCCTGCCTCTCGATTCAGCGCCTTCGTCGGCATTTGATTCTTCGACTTCGACGGCTTCGATTGTGAGAGTCGGTTCATAAGATTGTCGAATTCGTTCAAGTTCCTTCTCCACGTCATCACGGCTCATTTGGTCAATACTTCCATGCCGAATTTCAGATTTACTCACATAGATGTCGCCCTGCGCTTGCCCACGCCGATACTCCGCTTGGACCGCAGCACTATATGCGCCCTCTTCTAACGCCTTATCACGGATTATCTGAAGATCCCTTATGTGGCGTTTATAATCGACACCATACTTTTCATCCAATTCCGACCTATAGCGTTTGATTGCGGCCACGACATGCGGGCAATGGTTCTCGTTCGTCAGTTCGTATGCCCTGGTGTGAGCACTAGCCGCCGGATACCCTGCACGGATAGCGGCCTCTCGCATCGTTATCAGGCCGTCATTTGACACCAATTCTTTGACGAATTTTTCTTGTCGGCGCGTCATCTTCTTTTCACGCCTTAAAGCCAATTTATTGTTTGTTTTCAACGTTGTCCCGCCTCTGTCCCACCAAAACACCCCAAAAGGTTAACAAAATTTCTTCACTTTTAGTTATTCCAAGTTAAAATGTCAATAAGACACTGTATTTAAACTGTAAATAACTAAAAATCGTCCCATAACCCAAAAACAGCCGGGACAGTTGGCGGGACACCAAAAAAGATAAAAAATCCTTTATATATAATACGTTATGTATACCGTCCCACGTGTCCCACCAATCCCACCTTTTGAATCGAGAAAATTATTTTTTTAAATTTATAAATTTGACACTTATAGAGGGATTTGCGGGACACCTTTTGAAACCCTTTGAGCGAACCCGTGGCTGGGTTGTTTTATGCAGCTTCCTTAGAAACTTCTTCGTAGTGTATTTTTGCAAAGGCTACCATCTCTTGCAGCCTTTCTAGGATTTCATCCCAAGAGTAGCAATGGTGACAATCTGATAGTTCGTGTTCCCATCGTATCGCTTCGTCTTCAAGCTCGTCGCTCATTTGAACCCACCAGAACCCTCCATCAGGTTCGCCGCTGTAGTTCTCATACTCAATCCTAAAACCGAATTGCGGATGTTGTTTGACGAGCTTCTTGCACTGGTAACGTATCGGGTTCGACTTAGACTTGGGCTTGCTAACGTCTATAGAGGGCCGTGTAACGTGGTCCGAGGTCAATTCGTAGACCTCCGCCACCCTTGCCCGTCTCTTCACCTGTTCGTGCTTTACGGACACGATGCCCAGGCTTGCTATCCTCCCGCACACGTAACGGTTACCACTGATCAATTGCCAGTGCCAGCCTGCGACGACCAGGAACACGCGATTTCCGCGAGTGCCGTGTGTGAGCCGCAGCCAGTGTGCCAGTGTAATGCCGTCCCGTCTGCCGAAGCGCGTTTGGCCTGGGGAAGGCACGTGATGCATTTCGATGTTACAAGCTTTCAGGGCTCGTTTCACCTCCATTGTAGACGTTCCTTTAACGGATCGTTTACCGCTCTGCATACGGATAAGCCGTGCAGCCTCACCAGTGGTTAGGCTGGTCACTGCCGATATCACGGACGGGCCGCAGTATCGGTTTTTGTCTGTCCCGTGGTTCACGGGACCTAATTTGAGTTTCGCCATCGTTGACTCCTTATTGTAAAGGGCCACGGGCTCACTCAAAGGGTTTGTTCACACATCAAGAAGAGGGAGGGGGGGCTTACGCCCGCCCCCAGAACTTCTCCTCGGCCCTTGCCATCATGACGTTAACCCCCCAGAACTTCTCTTCCTCAACCACTTCTGGTTTGAGGTCCGGCGAGTG